CGCGACGATCCGCTAAGGAAAACGGAAGGCCCAGAACCAAAATGGTTCAAAACGCTCGGCTACTTGCTAGTATGGCTTCACAGCCATGGGCCGAACGAGCACCACTGACGCGCGACCAGTTTCTTCTTTAGCCTATAACCACCAGGCTTAGGAACCTCAGAGAAAATGAGGTCTGGTCGAATTTCTGGGTCATCGCTTCCCTTCTCAAGGTTATGTAACACCTTAAGAAGGGTTCCGTGGACAGGCAGCTGTACACCGTTATTACGGGTGACGACTGATCTGTAGATCCAACCATCGCTGTTTCGGGAACGGGACGGACAGGCTTCGTCAAAATCAACTACGAGGCCACCGTCACCATAACCGTCAGGCACCTTAACCGACCGCCAAAATGGCGGCAAGGAGATAGCCAGACTGTCATAGACAGATTTAAAGCGAGGATCCAACCCCCACAAGCACCTACTATAGCGCTTAAGGGTATTGGCGGCCCAATAGATTCTTGTTACTGAGTCTATGGGTGCTCTGACATAGAAAGGCGTTACATCATGCCCCTTGAAGTAGTGCTTTCCGCACGACTCCCGGAATGGCCCGCCTGAGAAGGTTTTCTTACTATTCACGGTAAAACCGAAATAGTTAAGTACCTGTTCAAGCGGGTTACGGACACTCGAAGACACGATGATATCGTCTCCGAAGACCAGGCATCGATGGTCCAAGTCACCTAGTAGATCCACCACAGCAGAGCCGAGTGCCCAAAAGATCAGGGTCTCTAACTCGAATGTGAATCCGTTACCCATAGATGACACCTTCCGAAGGATATGTTTTTCTCCGGTAGGAAGAACTGACACGGGACTACGGCAGTACTCAATTGCCGTGACCCAGTCCGTAGGGACTAGCAGCCGAACGACTTCCATGTGAATGGAGTCTGAAGCGCTAGACAAGTCTATAGTGCACAACAAACCAGTCGCCGAGCCCTCACGGGCAAGCTCCTGGTTGATTTCTTGTGCATCACGCTTGAGCAACCCCCTACGGCGAAGACGACGCCGAATCATGCTCCCGATCCCTTTCTGACAAAACATATTCAGATCAGGCTCGATAGCAATAACACGGTCCGTCTTCGCGTTCTTTGGAACAGTAGTAACCTTGCTGCCTACCACGACAATCGGGTCAAATGACCACGACGGCACTGCCGCTCTTACGAGCGGTATGATAGGGGCAAGGTTGTACGACATTTGAGGTCTTTTGGCCTCATACTTGTATGCAGCATCACCGCACGTCCTCGGCATAGAAGTCGAGGCACCAGGGCCGAACTCGAAAGAGTAGACGCATTCATCCCAACTAAACTCACCTAGGACCCGAGCAATTTTTCTACGGGCCGTCTCTTCGACGGCTCGCATCATAGCAACTTTTCCGTTACCATGAAGCTGTGGGTTGTCGGTGAATCTCATCGAACAAAGCATCTTCTCTACGTCCACAAATTTACGCAAAGCGACATCTGACCTGTTCAAGCCGAGGTCCCATGACGGGAACTTCGACATCAACTCGGCACAGAGGTAGTCCAGGCGAAAATCTTCTGCATTCGTATAATCCGTCGCGTTGACGGAGGCAGATACAATCGTCGTGAAGTCGGAACTCGAAAGGGCTTCCGCTAACGTGCGACTGTAGGGACTGTCTACCGCGGTAAATATACCCGCGGCAAGTTGGTTGGCTTGACAAGCAAACTGTCGGTATAGGTCCTTCAAAGGAACTACATCTTTGGTCACTCTCATGGGTAATAACCTCATTGGGAGCGATCCTGCAATGGACCGGTAAGGCCCAAATTAGACCGCAAAACAGGAAAGGGACCCAAAATCTGGGTCCCAGGAACAGAGGCCTCATACTATATCAGTAGAGGTTGTTCTGGCTTTCAATCATATCGATGAAAGACGCGTCGTTGAGAATTCCAACGATCAGCTTCCGAAGATCCTTGCGGTTTTGCAGGACTGCGTCGGCCGGGCAGATAAACTCTACGTTGGCTCGCAGTGTGTAGCCCAGAGACGGACGCGTCACACCGTTGATGGTTTCACTATACACAATAGGCATAGCGAGACTCAACTTAGTGCGAAACACCTTCTCGGTTTGACCCGCCAGTGGTGCCCTTTCGGTCAAGGACAATGTCCAGTAACCGAGCGAAGAAGCATTACTCTTCTCCATCAACACCGCGGTATCGCCGTCAACTTTCACCGGAGAAAAGGTGTGGTTGACGGGGGTGGCTGCTGCATCAGGTACCACGATAGTGGTAAGGTTCATTGTAACTCCGTTGTAACGGGTTGGATGAATCGAACTCAGCGATACCTATGCGTCAACGCGCTCATAAAGAGTGCAATGCCGTTTTGGACATGCTGAGGGCTACCGCTACTGAACTTTGTGGTTAGATAGCTCAGAGACGGGATTGGCGAGGACGAGTAAGTTGTCCTTGTAAACTGAGATTGCCGTCCGCTGCCACTGACACTTGCTTGGGCTTGTGCAAACGCCCAACTAGTTGTCACACAGGTAGGATTGGCATAAGAGTATTTACTCTCAGTCTTTATACTTGCTGATCCCCCCAATAAATCCCAACCTAAGTCAGCATCTAGGAGGTCAAGGTAAGCCCCAATAGGGACGAACCAATCAGCAACAAAGCTCCACGGTACAAGCTCCCAAGCTACGCTCAGCGGATTTGTAATCCCGTAATGAGATAGCGAGGCCCACGGGGAGTCATTTCTGACGTAATCGAGACGGACCATGCACTTATGTTTTGTGCGTATGATCATATCCCAATCGATGTAGTCACCACCCATGGAGTCACGGCATCGGATAACTTGCTCCTCCGACGCCATGTTACCGGACTTAACAGTTACTCTAGTCCGGTACGGCTCCTTCTCCCGCTCGTTTAGGTCCTTAACGGCACCATGGACATCGGAAAGAAGCGGTAACCAGCCATACTTATACTCTAACCAGAGATCAAACGCTGGGTCGAGTGAACGTACACGCTTCCGCCTAACTCGGCGGCCAGCAGCACGAATAAGTCCAGC